GTTGCAAGTGAAGACAAAGCAATGTTTGTTGCTGTGTTACCAGTAACTCTGATGATCGAGCGGGATCTTTTTGTGTTAATAATTTCGAATGCCATATTATTTTATTCCCATTGATTTGCGGCGGCGCATAGACATTTTTCTTTTTAATAAGACTCTATTCATCTTTGAGCGACCTTTAGTTTTCCAATATCTTTTTAACATTCTGGACTTATGCAGTCTTTGTGCTGCAGGTATTCTTTTTACCGTATTGCCAGATATTCTAAATCCTTTGATTGCTGACCTACGTACATTACGTTGGAGAACAATTCGGCCTTGTTTATTTCTTCTGATACGTCTTCTTATTTTTTGAATCCTACCAGTTTTAATAATGTTGCCTTCATCTAATTCTTCTACTTCTTCATATACGATATGAGCAATATGACCTTTTGTCTCTGTTAACTTCTCAGAGGCAACTTCATTTAACCTAGCAAATAGTTTTTCTTTTGCTTCGATTAACTTGTTATTTATTAAACTTTCAATAAATGTCATTTTGATTTACTGAAAGCAAAATCTGCGGCCTTAGTAAAATGACCAGGTGACTTATGCACCATATCTGCAAACTTTTTCTTATTATCATTACTCAAAGCACCATGTACTTGTGTGAGTGCTGATGCTGTATAGTGGTCGACCGTTCTTGTTTCACCAGAAGCAAACTTAACTTTTTGTGCCGATTTATTGGAAACAATCTTTTGTAAAGTATCCATAACCGATTCTTCAATCATTTCACCACCTTGTTCGGTAGACTCAGCTTGAATGACTGGTGCCATGGAGTTATAACCCATGTACTGAGAATTAAATGGTACTGAGAATACTTTTTTAAGTTTATCGTTATAATACAAAGCAACTTTAGTACCATCAGGGAATAATCTAACTGCCCTGCGTTTCAACAATAGAACAAATGGAGGATCCGACGGAGGAACTACATTGTCTTCACTCGCTTCAGTTACTTGATCTTTTACTTTTTCAGTACCCGATTGAATTGCAATACGATGCGCTCTAACTTTTTTACCTGATGGTCCAACTTTAAAATCGGAAGTGTCAATTAAACTTTCTTCAAGTTCTTCTGATACCGCACGGCGAGCTTGACGATTGATACTTGGATTACTAGTAATCAAATCAACCATCTTGTTGAAGATGTTGCGTATGATTTCTTTATCTGCGTTATTGAAATTAGGTTTATCTTCACCCATCTTGTCAAGAATATTGTGCAAACGTTGAATCTGTGCTTTGTTACCTAAACCAGCACGTACAAGAGCATCGAACTTTGAATAGTCCTTCTTCTCTTCTTCAACAATGCTTCTTAATTCTTGTAACGATTTCATGCTTCTTCTTGTGTCTCAGCTGTTTCTGTTTCTTTGCCGTTATACAAATTCTGTGCAATCTCGGTTTTGCGAGTAGCCAATGCTTCCATAGCACGCGCTGATATCACATCACTCAATGCTTGTTGTGCTTCAACGGCATTACCGTCAATTGAAGCATTAATAAAGTCTTTAATATCCATAATTATTCTCCATTATTTCTTATTTATCTTACTCGATGAGTATTTATCTACTTCGGCATCCAACATTGGTGTCATAGATTCTGTTGCATCCTGGTCAGCTGTATTATCAACTGGTGGGTATTCTTCTGGTGATACTGGTGGTTCTCCGCCTTGTTGTAGTACTGAACCTCCACTACCATCAGCGTCTTCTTTTTTAATCTCGTTTTGCATCTCTTCAATTTGTTCTTTAGTCAATTGCAGTATGTGTCGTTTGACCCAATCAGAAGAATAATAACGGCCAACAAATGGATCAACTATAGTTAACAAATTAATTCTTTCACGCAACAACTCTGCATCACGCAACTCAACAAAATTATTATCTTTTTGGAAGTCGTAATAAATGTCTTCTTTGAATTCTTCCCATTCTTCACGGGTACAAATACCTTTGAGTGTTAATTGTACACTCAGAGCTTCATCAAAGATGTGAGTAAACTTGTTACGCAGTCTCTGTACAAACTTAGCAAACTTGGCTTCATCACGTGTTACTTCAGTGCTTCTGCCAATGCCAATCATACCACCAGATTGTTGTGGTTCTAATCGTGCGATTGGAACATTCAAAGCATTCAGTAGTTTGTTTCTGAAATACTTAACGTCTTCTAACTCACCAAGGTTCTGACCAGCTGGCAATGTCGTAATCTCTGTACCTTTACCACCCTCACGGCGAGGTAACCAAAAGTCTTCCAACATCGACATGTGTTTGCGGTCATCACGGAGTTCACCAGTCGTGGCATCGTAAACCATCTTGTTGCGATACTTAACCATAACGTCACGCAAGTATTGTTCAGCCTTACCTTTTGGTAAGTTACCAACGTCAATATAGAAAATGCGGCGTTCTGGTGCTCTAGACAAACGATAGATAACTACCGCATCTTCAATCATCCGCAACTGATTCAGCGGTTTGATTGCTTTGTGTATATACGAAATAACAAATGTATTCTTTGCATCCATCAAACCAGAGTTGATGTTGATAACTGCATCAGAAGCAATTCTCAATCCCTGATTAACTTGGGCAGTATATGTTTGCGTTGTGGTACCACGGTCATTGTAGACATAGTACTCAGCAATAGATTTAATAACCGATGCGCCAGTTTTCGGGTCACGGTCTTTTTGTACTTCTCGAACCTTACGAATTTTACGTGGGTCAATGTACCGTAATTCTTTAATGCCTTCTTTTGGATTCTTTTCGTTAACGACAACATGATAGTAAATTCTACCATCAATGTACCATCGTTTGAATAAATCATCGGCAAGATTCGCAAAGTTCAACATACGCATAACGTTGTTAAATTCTTCACGAATCTTTTTCTTAATTGATTCTGGTTGTTTCAAATTATCCATAACGATATCGAGAATCTTACCTTCTTCTGAACGAGTAATAGCTTCATTGACAATTTCGTCAATAGCCATTTCAAGCTCAGGATGATTAGACATTTCACGATAACGTGTAATTAGTTCTAACTCATTACGAATTGAACCCTCTAAATCAACATATGTACCATAGTGTGCGTTACCTGTAATAGTAACTGCACCATCGTCTATTGCACTTGTCGGTAGAGCAAAAGAAGCTTCGCTCGGGTTTTGAACCTGAACGACTTCTTTATCACCAAAGGTAAAACCAAATAATTTAATTGCCACTGTATAATAATCCTATATTAAGAAAGAAGAGCCTAAGCTCCTCCTTCATCAAACCACGTTATCTTCTACGGATTCCCACCATTGATATGATAGAGACACCGTGAATTCTTCAATTGAATCGTTAGAACCCCAGTCAACATCAATTGGAGAAACGTCTGTTGGAAATAAACCAATAAACTTATACTTCTTCAATGTTTCACCGTTCTTGGCGAATTGTTTAACTTCTCCGTCAACAGTATAACTGCCTGGAGTTTGTGCCAATGGGTTACGAACGTTTAGACTATGACTGTTCAAGCCATTCATCCATCTTTCAAATGCATTACGCACCACAAAATCTTCATCATTGATGATTGAAATTGTCCAGTCAGTAAAGGTTCTGTTGCCTGCAAACTTCAGCTCACGGCCAAAGTATTGAACAGGCACAGTACCAATAGTGGAACCTGGAAGTTGTGCGGTTTTACACATGAATGATAATTTCGTTTGTGCATTACCAGGTAAAGCAAATGCCGGAAAAGGCATGGTTACCTCAAAGAGGTTTGGTCTTGCACCATCACCCTGCATTTGAGAGCGGAATTCGTTAATATTAAATGCCATTTAATTTTCTCCTATCTCTCTATTTATTAGAATCGTCCAACGATTTCATTGAATGCGACACCAGTACGCACTGCAACAAAGTTTAGTTGGATAAAGTTGATGGACCTAGCTGGTTTAACATAAATGTCACCAACAAATTCATTACGATCAATGACCTCTGGTGTGTTATTTGTAGTATCACAAACAACACGGAAGTCATAGATGCCGCGGCGGCCTTGGATTTCACGCAAATACGGTTCAACCAAGTTAACAAACTGAGCGCGTGTAAACTCATCGTTAAATTCAAATAACGATGAACGAGAAGCACGAGCAACTGTTTTCTCTAGTACAATAAACAATCTACGTACATTAATTCTGTCCATTGCTTCTGGTCTGTTCAATAAAGTCTTATCACCGAATAACACAGTGCCTTCACCTGGGAAGGTTACGACAGGATTAATACCTGAATTGTACAATCCATCTCTATCGGCTTTAGTTGGATTCCATGCCAACTTAACAACATTCTTAATTTGACCTCTGTTCAAACCAGCTGGTGAGAACCATGGGTCACGGTCAACGTCAGTTCTAACCAATAGACCGGCAATATCACCGTTCAATGGCAACCAACGATAAATGTCATTGTATTTGTCGTATTGATATTTCCATCCAGAATCCATAACTGCGTATGAAGAAGATGTGATAGTGTCACGATAAGTTCTAATAGTTGTTGTTTCTAAACCTGAGTTATTCAACACAGAACTTAACGGTGGAGAAATAAACACCATACAATCTTTGCGTGATTCAGCAATAGAAATTAGTTGGTCAGGCACTACGTCATCTGTAGTTTCACCAGCCATCAATAAAGAAACATCGACTGCATCAACATTATTAAACAAATCGTAAGATGTGTTTCTGTTGCCTGAAGTTGGTGCAGTATCTTTACCTGCTGACAAGTCAAAGTTGTTTACTGCAAGGCCAGCATAACCACCACCAGTATTTGCTACTTGAATGGCCGTTTGACCCCAATTTGCACCGGTTGATGGATGACCCATCCACCAGATGTATTTTGATTGACTGTTAATAACGTCTTTGTAAAAATTTGAAGAACCGTCTGAATTCTTAGCATCGCCTGCTTTAGAAAGAAAACCAAATTTTTCAACAATAGTGTTTGCGGTACCTGTAATTGCACCTGTCAAGTCAACGACTACGATATGAATTTCATCATTGGATGTTGCTGCTCTTGTAGCGTATCTGGATGTGGAAGGTGTTGTACTAAATTCACCAGAGTATGTCCAACCTGTGGCAACGTTAGCGTCAGCCAACGAAACACGAATTGCATTACCTAGAGAACCTGGATACTTTGCTGCCCATACAATTGAATTGCTTCCTGATGCAAAGCTTTGTTCGTAAACTGTTTCGTTAAGAACTCTTACTGGTGTTCCAGAGTTTGTTGCATTATTCGCTGTAGCACCTACTGAGCGAATAACTCTCAAATCTGAACCATACTGTAAAAAGTTTGATGCGGTGAAGAATGATGTTGCTGTGTTGCTGTCTGGTTTACCGAATCTTTCTACTAATTGGACTTCATTACTAATTGTGACGATTTCATTCACTGGTCCCCAGTTAAAATTTCCTGCAAAACCGCCAATAGTTGTTGCTGCTGAAGGCACAACAGTTGTAAGGTCAACTTCCGAAACATTCACGCCTGGTGATAATTGAAAAGCCATGGTTTAATCTCCTTTTAAGGGCTGAATTATTTTTTTAATGTATGTTGTATTTATGTTTTTAAAAATTTGAGGATATATAACCTCTATTTCTAACATCATCTTGCCACACTGTTCCACCAGAATCAATTACTGGTTCTGGTCTACCATCATCAATGATACCTACTGGTGCCAAATCTTCGTCACCTAACATGTTTTGTTCTTCCAACATCATTTTACGTATGTCAATATTGGTATCTTCTTTAAAATAACTTTGAGCGGTCAACCAAGCAAATAAAACCAAACCCATGACCAAGTCATCGTTGTTGCCTTCTTCTGCCTGATAACTGTCCCGAACTCGCACAAAAGTATTGAGTTCGGCAATTGTATCAAAGTCATTGATAATTAACTTGTCGTTTTCAATTAAGGTTTTCAAGTTTGCACAACCAATCTTTTTGACTGATTTTGTGGTCTTGATACCAAATGATGTAGATCGTTTGAAACCACCTGAAATCGATTGTCCTTTAATGTGGTGGTGTTCTAGCTTATATATGTTCTCATATTCCAAATCATAGTGAAGAATGTCTACGACCTGTTGGCCAACGTTATTAGTTTCAATCAATGCGTAGGCAGTGTTGTATCTTTTACATAAAGCATAAACAACTGTAGGTAAGAATAACAATGGTAGTTTATTATTTCGGTATTTTGCAACCTGTTTGTATGGAACTTGAGATACATCAAGTACATTAATCGTTGAGTAATCTTGTTCAACACCTTCAGAACAATCCACACAACCAATGTATAGGTGTCCCGGTATTGGGTTTTCATATACATCTAAACAATCTTCTTGTTTCAGTGGATCAAAAAACGCCAATGATCTTAACTTAGAACCAGAGATCAATGTGGCTGATGAACCAATAAATTCTGTTTCGAACTCTTGTCGGAACTGTTCTTCTGATGTGTTGCGTATTGTTTCTTCTTTCCACGCAGCATCACGGCCTGGTACTTGTGACCAATGCACCTCAAGTGGTTTGTATGTGGAACGACCCTCCGTTGCATCCACCCACATCTTATAGAAGTGATTCAGACCATATGGTGTAGAAACAATAATAACTTTGGTAGTTTTACCTGAAGATATAACGGGGTATGTTGATGTGAAGAATTCGTCTGCCATATTTTTTGGAACGAAAGCGAACTCATCAAGAAAAATTAAGTTGTAAGAACCACCACGAACACCAGATGCTGATGTTGCAAAGGCACTAATTTTTGATTTGTTTTCTAATTCAATATTACCTTTGTTCCAAGTAATGATACCTTGTTGCAACCACAAAGGCAAATATTCATATGCGTATTGAATACGACCTAGAATTTCACGAGCAAGAGAACCTTTGTTGGCAAGAATAGCAATACTGTAATCATCTTGAAATAGAACTGACCAAAGCATAAAACCGACAGTCGTGGTTGTTTTACCAACCTGTCGAGGCATCTTTGCAATACAGAAACGATTATTGTGAAATTTTGTAACCATTTCCTCTTGGAAAGGCCACATATTAAATGGCACAAGGCCATGGTCAACGTTAACAATTTTAACGTATGTTTTAATGAAGTAAACCGGATCTTCAGTACATTTTATAATCTCGGTAATCTGCTCTTCGGTGTAAGGTAATTCTACACCAGTTCGTTTGAGGTTGGCATTTCCTAGATACCCACCAGCATCAATCATTTTCAACACCCATTCTAATTTTATAAGCTAATTTTGTAGATTCAGATATTTTAAGTTTCTGTTCTTCTGTTCTTTTTTTACCTAATGCTTTTTTAGACATTAGTTTTTTGCTTTTTTCCGAATGATTTAAACCAGAAACACCTTCACCACCATTTGTTAAATTACATAAATTTATATTTAATTTTTTATATTTGTCAATCAATTCCATTTCAACCAGTAAAGACATTTCTTCGTTCAAATTTTCAAATAATATTTCAGCAAAAAATCCATGTTTGCAAACAATATTATTCCAATAATTATTTCTATTAGATTCTTCTAAATACCTTTTATTTTTTCCTTTACCTACATAAAAAATTTCATTTGTGTCTTTTTTTCTATGTTGGTAAACATAATAAACATAGTCAATCATTATTTAATAAAACTTCTCAACATCCATGCATGTTTTTGATGTTGATCTAATAGGTCTTGCAAGAAATTACCAATAGCTGGTTCTTCTGCTTGGTCAGCAGCCACGATGCCTGCACGTAAGTGAACAATTAATCTATCGTTATCGTTTTTTAATTCTGTCATCATCGAAATTGCAGTGGGAATAATTGATGATTCTTCCACATCTGCCAACTCCAACATTCTTAATAGTGAACCTGGTGCATATGCATCCAACATACGAATTTTTTCGGCAATTAAATCGGTATTGTTAAATATAGAAGTGTATAATTTACCAAAGAAATCGTGGTATTCTGAGAAGTTTGATCCTTCTACGTTCCAGTGAAATCCGTGGACCTTAAAATATAAGGCAAAGTTTGTGCCTAGTATAACTTTCAATTGTTGAATTAATTGTTCCATATTATTTTGCTTTGTTTGACTTTAAAAACTTTACTAATTCTGTGGTTGAACCAACAAACACAGCCTTATCTATATTCACCGACTTATCACCCATAGAATTTGGTGCCAAGTCTTTTTTGCGCTTCTGAATTTCCATTAGGTCTTTATTTAGGTCAGACATATTCTTAAGCATTGTCGCCACAACTTCAAATGCTCTTGGGTGATGAGTGTCTTTTGCAACGTGAATCAAAGTATCCATGGCTGAGTTACCTTTGGTAATCATCTCACGTATATTCTGACGAGCAAACTCAGCATCATCGGCAATTTCTGGTGTTAAGTCAGTGTGTACTAACTGACCAGCAGGTTCCAATGGATCAATTTCCAACAGCTGGGACAAATTTTCATCCAGTTTTTTCATAATTTATTTTTAATGTTTATAGATTTGCAATCGCGGTTTGAAAATCAGCATAAGTTGCACTGTTGGCAACTAAACTTTTTATACCTACTAAAGTAATAGTTGTATTACTTGTTGTATTCGCTTTATTAAATGCCGCTTGTGCTTGAGTTAGAGCTACTGTGGTATTAGACGCAACAAAAGATGCAGGCTGCTGAATAACAACATTACCAACCATCATGGTATGGTTTTGACATTGGTAAACATAAGTTGAACCAACCAGATCAAAAGGAACTTTCCAATAGAGAGTGCCAGTTATTTGACCTTGTGCGTTAGAACCTGTTAAGACCGTACCAGTAGTGCTAACGTGTGTTAAACCTGTATTGTAATTGGTGCCGTTGGCTGATGCACGTATCATGAATGGATGGCCAGTCACATTATTTAAAATAAATGATATTGTTTCACCGCCAGAAATATATACTGTCGGATTATTTCCCGAATATTGGTCAATTAAATAAGCACTATTTGCGGAATTCGTTACAGTTAATCCAGTGACAGCAGCTTTTGCCTCACGGGCCGCTGCACTATTATCCGTTATGTTATAAATTTCTGTGAAATTTTCATTAGCTTTGGTGAAAGCTGTCCGCAAAGGATCACCTGTGCCATCATTTGCTGTTGTTCCTATACTAATTGTTTGTTTTGCCATTATAGTTTATCCGTTGTGATTAGTGTTGAGTCGGTAGATAACAAAGTATTGTCTGAAGTATACAAAATAACTGGAGGTACATACGTAGAACTATATGATGTATAAGTTTCAGCAAATCCATATTCATCATCTGGACCAGCAGTGTTAGGACTTGCTCTGGTCTGTACAGAAGATATAATCGAGTTCTGTGTATATGTATTTGCCGAGATAATGTCACCATTCGCCGAGTTGGCAAAATTCATATGTGTATTTGCAGTAGACAAAACAATCATCTTACTTGTCTTAACTGGTGGCCAGATAAATGCTTTGGCTGTGAATGTCAAGTCCCACAAAATCAAACGGGTACTCATCATATCGCCTTCATAATCCGTAGTCGTTGATACAGAATTTAATATGATCGGCATGTCATACTTCTGGTCCATGGCAGAAATAAAATCCATTGTTACAGTAAAATCTGGTGTAAAGAATGGAAGTATTTGTTCCATAATTTGAGCACCATCTTCTGTGTTACGAACATATACCGATAAGTTAAAATCGAAGTTGTATGGTATTGGTCCGTATTGAGATTTTAGTGTTGTATTATTTGCACCAACAGAAAAGTTTCGGTTAGTTGTAATACTTTTGCGACTAGAATCATATGACATACCTACCATATCAAATGAAATTCTAGGCACAGTTATTGCAACAGATTTTGTTAAGTCTGGATCGGAAGCCAAACGAGTCAAATATTTTTCTTTGGCACCATAAGACAAAGGCACTTTAAATCTTTCGACCTCGGTGGCCATATCTTTGGTATAACGAATCAACTGAATGTCGTTAAACAAACTGCCAAAACCTACGACAACTTTTCGTATGGTTCTGTTATAAAAGTGTGCATTACCTAGCATTAAGGTTCACCAAATGGGTTGTGTTCAGTGAAGTCTAATACATTGGCACCTTCATCTTGAATAATGTTGTTGTCTGCCACATCTTCAAACACACTGTCTGTTGGCATATCATCTGCTGAAGTTTCTAGTGCCCATGTTGCACCACTTGTTGCACCAATAATAGTTGCACCAACTGTAAACTGACCTTTGACATTAACCACATCTAAGTGTCGACCGGGATCTGTTGTGTGTACGGTTGCTTTGGCGTTTGCAGTTGCCAATGATGAACCTTGATAAACAAACTCACCAACTATAAATTTACCTGTGCCATTGACAGGTACATCCAAGCGTGTTCTCTTGTATGAATCAAATGCTTGTTCATCTATTTCTGTGCGGCCTGTTTGAATCAACTCATCAGACAATACAAATTGTTTAAGTTTCAATGCATAAACATAAACATTACCACCGCGGCCACGACCCAATGTGTAAAACATTGCTTGATCGTCTTCATGTTCAACAAAAGTTATTTCAAAAAAGTTTTGCATCAAAGGAATGTAAATTAAATCACCTTCCCTTGGACGGTTTGGTCCAGTGTTAATAACTAAGTCACCAAGTCTAGGTATACTATAGT